CCTTGGGAGGTGTTGCACCAGTTGTGCTCTTAGCCATTGTTGTATCTGCTTTTCCCATGATTTTTCCTTGCAAAGAATTTATGGTTTGACTTTATGCCCTATGTGGCACAATGTCAATCACCATTTTAACAGGATTTGTCATGGCTACAAATTACAAAATTACTGAGATGAAGTCAAAAACTCCTAAAGAGCCTATGCACTATGAAAAAGTGTCTGAACATCGTGAGGAAATGAAACGCATTGCTGCTGTTGAAAAAGAACTAAAGCGCCATGAGTCGTTGGGCATGGACAAGGCTCACAAGGGTAAGTGAGGGATTGGCACTTCGGTAGGCCATCTGTCGCCAAGTGCCTCCACCGTTGCTTTGTGGGCTTTTAACCACATTTCTTTGCGCTCGTCCTTAGACAAATGCGCCCCTTGGTCTATTTCGTAATGGCATTTCAGGCATAAAGCCGCCACTAGGTTGTCATCAGCCTTGATGCCTTTACCCTTGCCACCACCCCAATTTGAGTGAGCCGCTTGTATCCCGTAGGATTCGCCACAGCATTGACAGTCTAGGCTTGCCACCAACTTGAGTAGCTTTTGGCTTCTGACGTAATTGTGTTTGGGGTACATCATTCGGTTGTTTTCACTCCAAGTCGCTCACTTGCTTGCTCTGAACGCCAAATGTCTGACTTCATCTGTGCGGCAGTTAGCTTCCATTTCAAGGTTTCTTCTTGCTCGATTGCCACAGCCAAGCCTTTTAAAAGTTCTTGATATTCAGTGTGTGCATAAGCCTCACGCTCTTGGGCAACGGCAGAATCAATGCCAGTTTTCATGGCATCTTTCATCAACAAGGCTTTTTTAGTCTTGCGGAATTCCTCCAAATACATCCTTTGTGCCTTGGCTTGGGCAAATTTTGAAGCGTTTTCCAATATAAATTCAATCGCTTTGTACGGTGCTTTCACAGATTTAACTCCTTTAAAGCCGCTTGTAAGCCCGCCAAACCGCCTACTCGTTGGTCATTGATAAAGATTTGCGGAAGTTGTTTGACTTCTGGGTATGCAAAGTAAAAGGCTTGTCTGACGCTTTCTGTGTCCATGTCGTTCTCAATGAACTTCAGCCCTTTTGACTTTAGAAGTTGTTTGGCAGCAACGCAGTTGGGACATTTAGATTTGCTATACAAAAAGATGTTCAAGGTAAGCACTCCTTAACGCAAATGTCCACACCACCTTGGCTTGAGTAAACTTTGGTCACATGGATGTTGATGATTTGTGAATCGTCTTTGTAAACCACCCCGTTTAGCCCATCTTCCACAGATTTCAGAATATTGGATGCGTCAGGCTTCTTAATTGGTTGCTCAGAGCCGTTTAAACACGCCTCCAAGCGTTTTTTGGAGTACGACTTAGGGATTGGCATTCGGATGTATAGATAAAGGCTTACAGGCGTTTCTAGTGGCTCTGAACTTCCCATTGCCTGAATGCCCGCCTCTTTGATCAACGCCTCGTAGTTTCGGGTTTTGTCAGGAGTGTAAGTTTGGACAAAGTTGCCACGTTTGGCATACCTTGCTCTTTGCTTTCCTACGGGATCAGCGTCCACGCTGAATGTTGTCATAAAGGTCATTTCTTGTCTTTCTGTTCGTTCATGCGTCTGCGTAAATCGTCAGCGGCTGATTCACCACGCTTTTTCGCTATGTCCAACAATGTTTGTTGCCACCAATATTGGGCTTCGCCCCGCCCCTCCTCCAATGCTTTCTTGCGGTAGCGTTTGATCCACTCCACAGCTTCTGCGTTCCTCATAGTCTCCTGTAAGTTCAAGCGCTCTTGTGATGACAAAGTGGCTAAATTGCTGGCCTTCTCTGACCCGATCAAGGATTCTGTTTGCTTCATAATGATTCACTTAGGATTCTCCAGGCTGTTGCTGCACAAAGAGGGACTTGTCCATTTCCAATGGCTTTAAGTCTGTCCACTCTAGAGGCCACCCCATTAGCCACTCGACCCACGTTGGGTTCAATTGCCCACTGCTCCGATCTACCGATTGACTTAGCATAATTTGTTTGCCAAGTTTGATTCGTCTTTGTATTGATGGATTGCTCATGTTGCCCCTGTCCCGATTGTCTGAGGCTTGGGGAGTCGGAAACCATAGAACTACCGTCCCCAATCCTGGTGAATCCCTCTTGAATTCCGATGGACTTCCTTTTTCGTTGGAGTTGTGGCAAGTTGGAGTCGGCCATTCGTTTTCCAACAATCCAAATCCTGTCCCTCTGATGTTTTGCTCCAACGTCTGCTGCTCCCAGCACTCCCCATCTCGCATCAAACCCCATTGAGGCCAAGTCTCCGAGAACTCGTCCAAGTCCCCTAGAAGTGAGCATTGGTGAGTTTTCCACGAACACGAATCGGGGCTGTACTTCGTGAATGATCCTCGCCATTTCTCCCCACATTCCTGATCGTTCTCCATCAATCCCTGCGCCTCGCCCTGCTGCACTAATGTCTTGGCAAGGAAAGCCTCCCGATACAACGTCAACAATTCCTCGCCACGGTTTTCCGTCAAAGGTTTGTACGTCATCCCAAATCGGGAAAGGCGGGAGAAGCCCGTCATTTTGTCGGGCGCACAATACGCTTGCGGGATATTGTTCCCATTCAACGGCACAGACTGTTCGCCATCCGAGAAGTTTCCCGCCAAGGATTCCACCGCCTGCCCCTGCGAACAAAGCGAGTTCATTAAGGTTTTGCTGATTAGCCATGACATTAAAACTCGTCCTCGGCTTGTTGCTCGTCATACCATTGCGTCACGGTTTTGGCCTTCAAATCTGGCAGCGCTTTTGGCTTTGGTTTGTATGCAGTATTCCATTGATGGAATGAGCATTTTGGTGCGTCAATTTTGACTGACCAAAGGTTTGTGCAACCAGGCACAGAGCAAAGGCTTGTGTTGCGGTCATCAGGAATTTCGTATTTGGTTGGTTTAGCAAATGTCATTTGGCATATTTCCCATCAATAATTTTGGCAAAGTTTGTGGCGTTAACAATCCACTCTAAGTCTGGCAACCACGTTCTGTCTTTGGTCTGAAAACCATTGGCAAGTTTTGTGTCGTTTGCCACATAAGCAAAGAATGAGTCCCACCATTTAAGACCCGCCTCCATTGTTTTGTAACCATCAGGTGAATAGTTTGACGGTTTAGCAGCTTGCTTCCACCGTTGCCTCAGATTGGCCTGGCGTGATCCTTCCCAAACCCTAGGCTGAGATAAATGCGACAAATGCTTTTTGTAAAGAATAAGAATTTCTTTGTGAGGGCAGTCGGGCAGTTTATCTGCCGACAAAGAAGCGTTAGCTTCTATATCTTGTGTTATGTGTTCTGTGTCTTGTGTTATGGGTAATGTGTTATGGGTAGCATTGCCTTCGGATAGCGTTTGCAATGCGTTCGCATCTTTCTTATTCCATCTAGCTTTAGCAGAAGCACTAGCCTTTTCAGACTTCTCGTCAGCCTTGGCTATTTCCTTGTTTGCCCTGTAATGAATCCATCCATTTTCTGTGCAAACGAAATACTCTCGCAATACGATTGCAATGCTTTCGGTATGCGAACGCATCCTAATTTGTCTTGACACTTCAGATTCATCAAGTGGAATTGGAGTTTCGTGAAGATAGTACCAATCAAGCAAACGCCTGTAAGTTAAATCTTCAATTTCAGAAAGATGTGCCGTGTGACTTTGATAGTCACCAATATTGAACTGGTAATAGTGCATTTTTCTAGACCCAACAGACCCTAAAAGAAACTGCGGCAGGAGGGGTCTATTCTCTTTTCAGAATGGGGATCAATCCATTCCTAGCCGTGTTTCAAACAATCTTACTCTACAAACCATTCAGGACGCAAGAACATCAATTGATAAATTCTTCCTTTTGGAATTTTTTTCCATTGATGAACAGCAGTTCTGTGAATTCCCAATAGTCTAGCAAGCTCACTCTGTGAGCCAGCCAATCTGATAGCTTTTTGTTTGTCCATTTACAAAGTATAGCAAAATAAACAATTAAAGATTTGTAAAAAAGCAACATTAGGGAAAATACTTACAAAATAATTGTTGACCTGTGTTGAGAAAACTCTACAATACACACCATGCCCTGAACTTCTCGGGGTCTATTTAGGAAACCTTATGAAACACAATCTTCAATACCAATTTGAAAATGTCGTGTCCTACGACAACGGTGAAACAGTAGAAGTCGTGACCGTTGGTTATGACTACTTACCAGAAGAAAACAATTACCCCTACGCACCTGACTACGCAGAAGTCTTTGATGTGTTTGTTTTCTCACAGGGCAAAGACATTACTTATGACATTCCACAAGACGAATACAAGCGCTTGATGGAAGAAGCCAAACTGAACCACGCATCTTTGGAGGCCGTATGAAACACAAAATTATTCAGACACTCATTGAGTGCTTTTTGGCAATCGTCATCTTTGGCGGTTGGGGTGTGTTGTTGGCTTGGAGGGGCTAATCATGATTGACCAGATCAAAGACTATTTTCGTTTGCCATCCGCTAAAGAGTTGGCAGCCAAGGAACTTGAAACAGCCCAACGCAAGCTGTTAGACGCTCTTAGCGCACAGGAATACGCAAGACGCATGGCTGACTATCACTCAGACCGAATCAAACGCCTCACGGCTTATTTAAAGGAAGAAGCATGACCATCGCAAACTTACTGACGCTCAACGTCAACGATCACACAGAAAAGAAAGCCAACCTGACTTATCTGTCATGGGCTTGGGCATGGGCTGAAGCACTTAAGGCTGACGACAAAGCCACGTTCAAGGTTGAAATGTTTGGTGACAAATGCTTCATGGACATTAACGGCACAGCAATGGTGTGGGTTACAGTCACCATGTTTGACAAGCCAATGACTTGCCAATTGCCCGTAATGGATCATCGCAACAAAGCCATTGTTAACCCAGACGCTTTCCAAGTTAACACCGCCATTATGCGTTGCATGACAAAAGCACTTAGTTTGCATGGCCTTGGTCTTTACATTTATGCGGGTGAGGACTTACCTGATGGTGTTGAGCCTGAGTCAACCATTGAGCCTGACAGCATGACAGAACTGTTTGCCGCCATTGAAAACGCCACGACACAAGACGAACTCAAACTGGCATACAAAGTAGCTTATTCAGCTTGTGACGGTGACAAGGCCTGGCAACTCAAAGTTATCGCTGCCAAAGACAAAGCAAAGGCAAAGCTATGACACAAGATGAAATCATTGAGATGGCTGTACAAGCGGGTATAGCAAAAGAAATTGCAGAAGTAAACATTGACATCATGGAATCTTTTGCCAAGCTAGTAGCACAGCATGAGCGTGAGAAATCTTTAAAACTTTGGATTCTATTAGATGACATTGACACGGCTGATGACATTGCAAAAACAGACCACGACACCTATCGCAGGCTGTGCCGCAACACTCAACAAAAACGATGGGCTGTTTTAAGCGAATCCGAAGTTGATGCCGCCATCCGAGCAAGGGGACAATCATGACACCAACAACAAAATTACGTTTTCTTGAGCGCAAAGTGGCAATGCACCCATTCTACAGAGACATGTCTACAGGTGGACGAGCCTACCAAACCTACCAAGTGCTTCAGCAATGGTGGGAAGACGAAAAAGGCGACCTTGAAAGAGGTGTCACAGTTTACGGCGAATGGCGTGATGTACCGCTAGAGCAGGGGGAAGCATGACTTGGCCTTTCCCACCATTCCCAAACCCCAAGGACACAGGGACTAAGCGCCCTAAGTTCAACCCCGAAAACTTTGAGAACGCACCACTATGAATGAACCCGCATTTCCAACAGGAACAGGCGTAACGCCTTACAAATCAGGCATGACTTTGCGTGATTATTTTGCTGCTAAAACTATGCAAGGTCTTTTTGCAAGAGGTCAGTACGATGGAAAAATAAATATCACAGAAATGGCTGAGTCCTCATACAAGATGGCAGACGCAATGCTGAAAGCGAGAGAAGCATGATTGAATTGATTGAACAACGCACAGACGCATGGTTTGAGGCTCGTATTGGTAAGGTCACAGCATCCCGTGTGGCTGATGTGCTTGCCAAAACCAAATCTGGTTACTCAGCCAGCCGTGACAACTACATGGCTCAGTTGGTTTGTGAACGCCTGACCAAACAGAAAGCGGAGGGTTTTACCAACGCTGCCATGCAACACGGCACAGAAACAGAACCGCTTGCCCGTCTGTCGTATGAAGTATCCCAGAACGTCTTGGTTGATGAAGTGGGGTTTATTCCTCACCCAACGATTGAAATGTCTGGTGCGTCCCCTGATGGCTTGGTAAATGATGATGGGCTGATAGAAATTAAATGCCCCAACACAGCAACTCACATTGAAACGCTGTTGTCTGAAACTGTGCCAACAAAATACTACACCCAGATGCAATTCCAATTGGCTTGCACAGGGCGTGAGTGGTGTGACTTTGTGTCCTTTGACAATCGTTTGCCACCAGAACTTCAATTGTTTGTGAAGCGTGTCCCACGGGATGACACTTACATCAAACTAATGGAAGCTGAGATTGTCCAATTCCTTTCTGAGTTGGATGACAAGATCAATAAACTTATGAAAGTCAAAAATGTCTAAACTTTACGAAATCACCGTTGTTACAGGTAAATACACCAACAAAGATGGTCAAGAAAAATCACGTTACCAAACCATTGGATCGGTCATTGAAACCAAGAACGGCCCAATGATGAAATTGGACATGATTCCTTTGGTTGATGGTGGTTGGTCAGGGTGGAGTTATCTCAATACACCAAAAACTAAAGAAGAATACAAAGGCTTGCCAAAGGACGAAGATTTGGAGTTTTGATCAACGGGGGAAAGTGGCGCTTAAGCGGACGAAACACAAGTACCCCATCTACAAGGAGAAATCATGGACTATAAAGAAACATTTAAACGCATTTTTGCCATGCCCGAATTTCCAAGAGTTAGAGCAAATGATCCTCTCACCTCTTTTGAGGCAGCAGAATCCATCAAGGAATCAGTACCTCAACACCACCAATTGATCTTAGATTGCTTGGTAGCACATGGGCCACTTGGCAAGGACGGGATTGCTTACTTCACACAGTTGGACAGCAACCAAGTAGCCAGGCGCTTAAACGAAATGAAAATTATTGGCCTGATTGAATTGACTGGCAACACAGTCAAATCAAATTCAGGACGCAACGAACGGGAGTGGATTGCAAAATGAAAGACGAAGCATTACGCCTTGCATTGGATGCGTTGGAATATTTGGCAACACAAATCAAGCCAGATTACGAACACAACAAAGCCATCACCGCCATTAAAGCCGCACTAGAAGCGAAAGATGAGCCTGTAGCGACAAAGAATAATGATGGCGTTACATTGCATTTAGGTTGGGATGATTTGCCTGTTGGCACAAAACTTTATGCCGCCCCACCACAGCGCACATGGATAGGGCTGACGGATATTGACTACGCAGGATTGCCACTTGAACAAGTTGGACTTGTCCGATGGGCAGAAGCCAAACTCAAGGAGAAGAACACATGAGCGATGGAGGAAAAGGCGACAAGCCAAGGCCATTTCAAGTGGCTAATGAAGAATACGCAAAGCGTTGGGACTTAATTTTTGGTAGGGACAATGAAGAAACAAACAAAGCGCCAGCATTGGAAGTTGATCGATCCATTGAGACACGCCCTGCTGGGCGCAGCGATAACCGAATCCAAAGTGTTGGACAAGCTGAGAATGAGGGAACTGGCGGCAATTGAAGCTATGTCCAAAGGCATGGGGACAACCGTAGAGTGGCAAGAACTTGCCGACATGATGAACATTTGTGAAGTCATGGGGTCTAACGGTATCGGTGCGGAAGCACTACCTCATTGCAAACAGGCTCAAGAAGCGCTTGAGGAAGCCGCTAGACGCTATGAAAAGACAGGGCGCATGGGTTTATCAGGATCAGGTTTAAACGCCATCAGAGAAGTCTATGAGTACCATGACCTTCAGCGTTCTAGCGTTCCCCGTAGCGTCTATGAGCAAATGATTGTCAAGACTAGAAATAGAATTAGAAGCAAATCAAAAGAAGTAGTAGAAATTAAATGACCCCAATATCAGAACCAAGGCAACTTCACCCATTCAAAACTTGCAACAAATGTGACGAATCAAAACCACCAGAGGGAGGCATTGACATGGGCCACAAATGGATTTGTCAGTCCTGTTGGATCATGCGTCTGACAGGCAAATATTTACGTCAAAATCAAAGAGAATAAAAATGGAATATGCACTTTATCAAAAAACACAATTGGTAATTAAATGCCCCAAACATGGCGAACACACCCATGTCATTTCAAGTGACATTAAGGGGCATGAGGGCCATTGGTGTCAACTTTGCTTTCTTGACCTTCTAGGTCAACCACTAGAGGTTGAATTAAGACAAGAATAACGCACGTTCATCAAGTCTGCGTTTTTGTAAGCCTTTGAGGACTTTGCCACCCGCCATGCAATACTTCAAAAGTTCTTCAGCAGCGCCCACCATGTCGCCACGAATCACTTTCTGGCGCATGGTTGAACGCTGTAATGTTCCTAACCCAACATTAAATGAAAATGATACAAGCGCATCAAACTGACCTTGAGTAAGAGGCACAGGGCAATAAGTTGCCACTCCCTTCTCAAACCTAGCAAGATCAGCCCTAAGAATTTCATTGACTTCATCCATACTGTGCTTACGCATAGCATCTGATGGGGGTGTAAAAGCATCACGTTGGTCAATCTTTAGCTTTCCTTGCTCGGGAAACATGACATGGCCCACACCCACCGTCCACAGTTTTGCGGGGCATTTGTATGGGTTTAGTCTCACACCTTCATGGTGCTTGATCATCTCAATAGCTTTAGGCGAAACCTTCATTTGCCAAACGCCCTACCACCAAAGTGAAAAGCAATGATGGACGCAAAGAGTGCCTGAGTATCAGAGTCCCACAGCATTTCAGCCAGTTCCACAAACGTAGCACCGCTATGCCATCCATACGCAAACAAACCAACATCCACAAACAACAACAGAAAGAAGAAGCCGTAAGTGATCACAGGGCGAACAGATGCACGCAAATCTTTCATCCAAGTAGATGTGCCTTCATTCAAACTTGTGTCATGGGCATAGATTGCTGACATTTCAGCTTGTTGTGCGCCAATCAATATTTGCTGAGTGTTCGCAGCGCTTTCGGTTGCTAATTGCTCAGACCGAATATTCTCAATTCTTTCTTGTGCTTCAAAGCCCGCCTTACGCAGTTCCAACTCACGGGTGATCTGCATTTGAGCCAAGGCCAATTCATGCAATTTGTCGGCACGATCTTGGAAGAAGTCCAAAATCTTAGGCAGACCGCCCATCAGGAATGAAATCAGGGTTGAGAGTAGTGTCAGCATTTGCGTCCTCGTTTTGGTTTATCTTCATCTTCAGTTTGGTTCAGCTTGATACCAGACAGGAAGCCAATCATGCCTCCGATCAAGGTGCTGAATGCTGGTGAGATCATTTTGAATATCTCCCCGTTGTCCACCTCTTTCGCCCAAAGGCCCAAGAGAAAGGCAACCACCATGGCTAAAACGGAGAAGCACAGGGTCACACTTATCATAAATGTCACCCAAAAAGTCAACCGTTCTCGTGTGCTTTGCATAGTATCTTTCATGCCACCTCATACATACTTGTCAAATTGTCGAGTGCTATTGAATATCTCTAACTCAATGGTTCGCTGTCTTGATCGTTTGTTGTACAACTCAATCTCAAGTGCGTCAACCGCCTTCTCTACCTTTTTGGCCTCAAGAGCCATTTTGTATTCGTACTCAATTCGCTCTGCACGTTTTTCATGCGCTATGGCCTTGGCATCGTATGGCGTTGGATGCACAAACGGAAACCATTTGTGAAGCTGAATCATTTTCTTTCACGCTCAACAGCCCTCGCATAAAAATAAAGAATCTTGCCACGCAGTTCTGAACTATCTGCAACCCCTGCCCACATTGCTAGGTTGTTCCAAATAGCAAGCAACTGTTCAGATGCGCATGAATCCCCATTTGTAGTCAACCACTCAGACAAACGCAAATGACGCTCTGAGGGGTTTCCAAGCCAACTTAAACCATAGAAATCAGAAACAACGCATTTCTGTTGGGATGCCGCTAACAAGCAAATTGTCAGCAGTCCAACAAGAAACCATTTCATTTTGACCAGTAATGGCTGATGTAGCCCAGAAGTGTTGATATAGCAGACACAAATGCCATACCCATCCAAAAACCGCCACGGCCTTTGTTTGCCAGTTCAATAAGGGTTTCAAGTTGGGATTCCATCTTGTCAATTTTGGCTTCCATTGATTCAACTTTTTGCCAAAGCACCCCGTACTTAACTAAATCAATGTCAGACATTTCAGGCCTTCTGGATAAACGCAAGCGCATAGTAAAGCGGCAAGTTTGTGCCACCTGAACCCGCAACAGCAGATGTGAAGCCACCCGTGTTGCCCACAGCGTAAGTATTACCCGCACCCACCACAAAACGGTCACGCAAGTCTGGTGTGCCGTTCTGACCATCGCACAAATAGTAACCAGTTGGAACAGCACCAATTGAGCCTGACCACATGATGATGCTACCCGCAGGGATTGGGGTTGTGCTGGCGCTTGTTCCCAAGATGCCATAAAGGTTGTCGTAAGTGGCGATCTGCACGTTGGCAGAGTCGGTCAGAATGAACTTGTATGAGTAACCTTCAGTCAACCAAATCTCTTGTGGAGGGCGACCGCTAGTTCCCAATTGAATGGGGTTGGTGTTAGAAGTCGTACCCGCTGACGTTGTGTAAGTCGCCAAAGGAGTCGTAGAACCCGCTTGGTAGGTGTAGATATACCCACCGTTCAGGGGAACGCCTGTGTTGGTAAAGAATTGGAAACCGTTACCAATAGGGGAAAGATTGACTGCCATGTTATTTTCCTAAGTCTGAAAGTTTAGTTCCAAGTTGAGAGGCCTTACGCATTTCTTCTTGGGACTTTTGGGCTTGTTTTTGCATAGCTTTTGCAGCCATTGCTTCAGAGCCGGCCATGCCAGCTTTACCACCTAGATAGCCACCAACGGCAGCACCGCCTGTCCCTGCAATTGCACCACCAAGACCAGCGCCAGCAGTTGTGCCAATCTTACCTAGATTGCCTTCAATCATGCCAACTCGTCTAAGTTGTTGACCACCGCCCTCATAACTGTGAACGCCTGGCATCAAGTAACCACCCATGTTTAATGTATGGAACGCCTGTTGTTCTTCAGGAGAGAACGCAGCTTTAATTTTGTCAGCCCTAGCATTTAAAATCTTATTGACTGCATTTTGATTCCATTCACCAGCTTTGGCAGCACCCGCTTGGTAAATCTCACGGGCAAGATTGCCACGCATTTCATTCATTGCAGATTGGGCTGAGACACGCAAATCTTCAGGAACTTGCACAGTCCATTTTGGCAAACCAGTTGCTTTGTCAATTGGGCCAGAAATACTACCTTTAGACACTTTTTCAGCCGTGTCGTAAATATGCCGCCATTGATCAAGAGGCATACTGTTTAATTTTTGCGGAATTGCATCAAATGCTGTGGCAGTCTGAACGCCATTCGGGTCAATATCGCCAAAGATTTCTTTAATGCCTTTTGAGCCAAACAAAACCTTTTCCGCTTGATGCAAACTGTCAGCTTTTTTAAGCAACTCCAAACCGCCAGCTTGACCAATATCACGCTCAATGGCTTGATTGATTTGTTTAATAACACCAGCGTTGTCTTTTGTCCAATTGCTATTCAAAGCCTTTTGAACGGCTGTCCATGCGCCTACGGTGTTGGGCGCATACACGTTACCCATTTCATCTTTAAAACCAACAGTCTTAGCGTGATTGATCAAATCTTCAGCAGCTTTGGCAACGCCTTCATTACCCTTTAGACCCAAACCAGCTTTGAATTGTTTGTCAGCAAATAAATTCTCAACATTGCTTGTTTCAATCGGGTTATTGCCAACCTTTTGAGTAACTTCGTCATACAGTTTCTTTTTCTCACCTTTAAAGAACCCTGCAAGACCTTCATCACCAGCAAATGCGTCATTGATACGTTGACCACGCTCATAAGGCGTAATCAATGTTGGGCTTGCGCCTGTGTTTTCAATGCGTTTTTGCGCATAGTTTGACAAAGCCTGTTGCTCATTAGCAATCTGTTGTTTATACAGTTCACCTTCTGGCGTTGGGTTTGCCATCTTTGCTTTGGTGTGTTCATTACGCAAAGTGTTTTCGTTGCCCGTAATAACGCCTGGTCGAACTTGACCAGTGTTACCCAAAATTTCATTAGCAATTTGCGCTCTAGTTTGTTGTTCAGTAACAGGCACATCTTGCGTAATCTTAGACAACTTGACTTGTGGAAATTGACCCCTTGCGGATTCTTCACCAGAAATTTGACCAGCGTAAGGATTGCCCTCAACTTTAGCCGCACCAATGCTTCCTGCTTTGGCTTGTGGCTGTAATTGTGGTTGACCACCTTTAGATTCAAATTGTCTTTGCAACTCTAGTTCACCAACACCAAGTTGTTTACCAATATTGGCAGGGATTTGTTTGCCAACCTGATAAGCCTGACCAACCATTTGTTGAGCCTGTTGTGTAGCAGGTGCAGCCAATGGTGCAAAGCCAGCCAATTCAGGCATGGCAACAGGAGGAACTTTAGACGCTTCAAATGCCTGTTGTAGCCCACCCAAAACAGCCTGTGCTTGTGGCGTTCTAATTTCAGGTGATAGTTGTTTTTGTAAGTTTTCTGATTGTTCTTGACCAATTCGGATGCCTTCAGGCGTACCATATTTACCAGAACGCAATGAGGCAACAACACCCGTTGCAGGGCCAAGAACGCTTGTTACAGCGCCAGCCAAGGGCGCAGTAATGATCTCACCCAATGCACGTTTGCCTTGTTGAAATTGGTTGTAAAGGTCAACAGCACCATTTAAGACAGGGCCACCAGTTTGTTGCTTTGGCCCACGGGTTGATTGGGCTTCAGCCATTGCTTTAGCTTCAGGATCAAAACCCGCATAAGACCCACGACCACCACCCGCTGTGCTTTGTTGCATGGGTTGAGTAGGCTGAGTAGTCTTGGATAATTTTCCAAGAATCAAAGCGCCCAATTCATCATCAGGGGCTTGTTTCGTTGGCGTTGTGCCTTGCATTACCTTGTTGACATAGCCTGATGGGTCTTTAGTAACAAAGCCACCATATTGGGCCAATGCTTTGTTTACATCGCCATTGTTTCGCTGAACTAATTGTTCAAGGTACGCTTTGGCTGCGCCACGGGCTTCTTTTTCGTCAAAAGGATTAAACTTCATCCCTTGCTTGTGAAGCATTTGCACAGTCTCAGGCATAAACTGATATGCGCCCATTGCCTTAGTATCTTTATTGATGGCGAATGGGTCTTTGCCACTCTCAACTTTTTTAAGTCGATCTAGCAATTCATCTGTAATCACAGAGGCTTTGGCTTCAGGCGCTTTGCCTAAAATAAGTGCGCCAAGTTCATCCATTACAAACCTCCAGTTTCAGACAATTTCTTGATGTTCTGATACTTATTGTAGAACTCTTGGCGCTTTTTAGGGTCACTTCCAAGCAGTTTTTCAATCTCAAATTTGCGTTGGGTTGGGTCAGTTATGTCACGGTAAATGTTCATAACTTCAAAAATCTTGCTGTCAGCATTGGCATTCCACAATTGCTTATAAGAATTCATGTTGTTGTCGCCAAACTGTTGAGCAAACTTCTGTGCGCCAGTTGCTTGCATATCAATGTTGGTTTGATCAGCTTGAACCCTACGGGCAATTTTGGTCAAGACTTCTGGAGGAACTTTAATAGTTCCATTGGCAACGGCTTGCATATCAAGGCCAGCCACGGTGTTACCCAAACCGCCCATTGCTTTAGTGTTAGATATAGCCATGTTAGCCAAGTCTTTAGCCAACATATCATATTGGTCGCTACCAATAGCCATGCGGATTTTTTGCTCAACTTGGCCTGGTATTCCACCTTTAGCAAAGTAAAGTTCATTTCCAATTTTGTTGGCTTGTTGGATAACTTCGTCAGTATTCCTACGGGCTTGAGTTAAACCACCTTGAGCCTCAACCAAACGATTACGGTATTCTTGACCAGCCGTTTGATCTGCGGCTTCTGTTGGCTCTAACGTATATGGTTGTGATGCACTTCTGACGGGATAACGTAATGGCGTACCGCCAAGCATAGGGGCTTGAGAAGTCCCACCACCTTGTTGTTGTGGAGTGTTTTGCAAACCACCCGCCACGCCAATTGTGGCTGTTGGCGTAGAGCCTCCCACGCTTGGCCTTGTAAGTACAGTTTGACCTTGCGCTGTTGTCGTAATGCTTGGCGACAATGCGGATTCTTTTTGTGCGGGCGACAATAATGATTGCTCTTGTGCAATCAAGTCTTTTACAACATTAGGGCCACGGCTTGCTTTGCTTAATGGGTATTTGTAAGCCTCAATTAAGTCATGCACTTCACGGCTGTCAGGATTTTCTTTTTTAAGTTGATCCAATTCACGAATAACTGCTTGTGGATCATCAATACCCATGCGTCCCAAGATTCCTAAACGTCCACCAACAATTTGACGCATATCTTGCGTCATGGCGTTTTTGGCTTTTGTGGCATCGGTTTGGCTTTTGTGTAATCCGCTAAATGAACTGATCACATCAGCGCCTGTCAATGGGGCAATCTTTGGAATGACAGCGTTCAGTTTATCCATGTCAATCCGACCATTGGTTTGCCAATTGTCAGGATTGCTTGTGAACTCTTGCAGTTTCAAACGCTCGTCATTCTTCTGACGCAAAACTTGATTCTCAATTTGAGCCTTTTCCAAGGCCAAAGGATTCATTTGCTGTGCTTGTTGGAACTGTTGCATTCCAGAAGCCATGTTGATCATGTCCCCAAGACTGCTCATCTGGGGCTTGGCGTAATTTACGTTCATTGAAAGATCAGCCATGATTTATCCTTATGTCGCTTTGATCATAGAGCCAAGCAATGCGGTATTGCCAAGATTGCTCAAAAGGGCTGCATTGTTTGCGCCTGTTTGTGTGGCGTTACTTGCCAAGGCCGATCCAATACCAGTCGCAAGATTGGCTGTGTTCAAGCCATAAGCATTTGCAGCGCCAATACCCTGACCATAACCTTGAGTCAAATTACCACCATAGTTGGATGCCAACGATCCCATGTTAGAACCGTATTGATTACCAAGTCCCGCCAATTGACCCGCTGAAGCACTACCAATTTTTGCCATATCTGACAAATTAGAATAAATGTTCTGACGTTGCGTGTTGAAATTGTTGAACGCATTTTGGTAAGCATTACCCGCATAGTCTTGGGTATAACGCTGTAAACCTTGCAAAGCATTACCGCCCAAAGCACCGCCCGCTGCATTGCCAGCACGTTGGTTAGCCATCTGACCTTGTTGCAATTGGAATGCGTAGTTAGGCGCTAAGTTAGCGTTCAGGTCAGCATTTGTAAATTGACGGGTCAAATAATCTGCGTTTGCACCCAATCCTGAAGCGGCCTGATTGCCGATATTTTGGTAAGGTTGCTGATAGCCAACTTGTTGGTTGTACAAGTTTTGTAAGTTTGTGCCAGTATTTGAGTAAATATTGGCTAAATCTTGACGGTTAGCTGTGCCTAAATTTTGTGCATCTCTGTAAGCGTTTGCAAGGTTAGAACCTGCTTGTGAGCCGTATTGGTTGATCAAGTTTCTAGCATCAGAAATGCCTTGTTGATTAGCAATGCTTCCAAGAGTTGAGCCAAGTGCGGAAGCAGCCAAACCTGTGCCTGTGTTCAACAATGTGCCTGTGCCTGTCCCACCAACAACACCCGTTCCTGTACCGCCTAAAACTGTTCCTGTTCCAGAACCACCTAAGCCAGTTCCAAGCAATGTTCCTGTGCCACCTATACCGCCTGTAACACCAGTTCCTGCGCCTGTACCTAATAAAGATGTTCCAAGGCCAGAACCCGCCAAAATGCCTGTTCCTGTTAAGCCTGTGCCAGCGCCTGTTCCTAGCAAACTTGTGCCAAGGTTAGAACCAGTCAAAACGCTTGTGCCTGTCAAATTATTAAGTGCAGATGCACCCAACAAACCCTCGCCCAATGTTGAACCTGTCAATACGCCTGTGCCTGTTAGACCGCTTCCCGCAGTAATGCCAGCGCCCAAACCTTCAGCGCCAAGACCCGCTGTTCCCGCATTAAGTCCAAGACCAGAATAACCGCCTGTGATCCCTTGTGCGCCACCCATGCCAGCAACGCCATTAGTTCCAAGACCGTAGTCAGCGCCAACAGTACCTAATGAACCCAAAGAAGTGCCACCAGTTCCCGCAGCCGCACCCGCATCACCTAAACCCGCTAATGCAGCGCCACCAAACAAAGCCCCTGAACCTAAAGCAAACTTTAAAAAGTCTTTGTTAGCGTTGACTTCTTGCTGTGTTCCTGTGCGCTGTAAAGTGCCATCAGGGTTATATTGTTGGTAGCCACCGCCAACCTTGTTCTCATTAGCGTTGTAAGTAATGACGTTTTCAAGGCCACCAATTTGTTGATCCATGCCTGAACCAATAGTTTGGTATTGAGGCTGAACAATTGTGTCGCCAAGGGTGACTGATTGACCAGGCGGGACGGTAGCCGCAACCCTAGCCACAACCTCACCAACAGGCACACCAACAACGCTAGACAGTTGAGTAGGCGAAACTCCATAAGTCTGCATTGCAGAAGCAATTTGGGCATCGCTTGGGCCACTTGCCAAAAAGTCTTTAATCTGTTGGTCAGTAACGCCAACAGCTTTAGAAACTAATGAATTTATTGTGTTGTCCATGACTTAGGCTTTCTCAAACATTGTAGTAAGGCACTTTGTAGGTCTGCCCATTTACGGTGACATTCATAAACCCAACAGGGTTAGCGGGTAGCGTTGCAGAACCCGCTGTTGCAGTAGAAGAAGAACTGAAATTCAACAAGTTAATAAAGAACTGTTGCCACGCCCGTGATGGACGGTTGGTTGTTCCATCCAAAAACGGTGCTTGTGGATAAGGGTTTACTTGTTGTGTACTAGATAGTCCTGAAGTAGCCATTAGTTTTCTGCCCCTTGTACTTTAAGGTTTGCTGAAATGATGACGAAATTCACAGGATCAGTCACCGATACCTCAAAAATTCTGTCACGGGCTTGCCCCAATCTGCGCCAAATAGCACGATTCGTGTACTTACCCATTTGACCAACAGTTGTCCAATGCTCATTTGACCAAGTAGAACCACCATCATTTGACCAACGCAACATCGCTTGTGGATAGGTTGTCGTTGTAAATTGGTTAATGGTATTGAACTCGCCCAAATAAACAGTTTCCAATGCCCCAATTGTAAGAGTTCCTGTGTCAGTAATGACATAAGGACTTTGCAAATTGATGGCTTGTAAAGTGGAGGAAAGACCCGTTGTTCCTACGCCTGGCTGAAACTGAATCTGTAATTCTTCAAAGTATTGACGCTGAAACTCAGTCACCAAGTGGGGCGCTCTGCGTAATCTGCGCACGTTCTGACCGTCATCTGTGTAATTGGTCTTGTCCAATTCGTACAGCTTGCCGTTTTCATAGTCACCAATAATGACTAAACCTTGGAAAACAGCACAGCAATTGCCACGGTGACGCTCAAACTCATTTTGATTAGTGGTGTAAAGCCACTTGTGCCACATCTGTGTTGTAGCGTCATAAGCCCATGTCAAATTCAACGATGGGAATGTCACCACATAGACTTCATGGCCTTCAAGCTGATAAGTCCACGCTATTGCATCATCAACATTTTGGTTGGCTAATGTGTTCTCAACCGCATGGGTAGAAATCCTCTGTGGGATGTACCCTTGCATTTGCATGATCTGCGCTTGACCACGATTGTTGCGTGAAACATACGCAAATGAGTTGCCAAGGCGATACAGAGAAAAGGGCGCAGCAATACCGTGTTGGGTAGATGTGCCTGGGATTCTTTGGAACGGGAACGGCACAGTTCCCACATCTGTCCAAACCTCAGAGGAAATCTCACCCATCAAATAAACTTCTCGATGGTCAACGATCAAAGCCACCAAATCATCTGGCGCACCGTCTTTTAATGAATAGCTAGTCTGGGGTGAAATAGGTGACACAAGGTCACTAGCACCCCATTGCTGAGTTGTTGGGTTGTTAT